ATGACGAAGAAAAAAGCACATAAACCTGGTTCAGCGACCATCGCGCTTAACAAGCGCGCCCGTCACGAATACTTTATCGAAGAAGAGTTCGAAGCGGGACTTGCCCTGCAAGGCTGGGAAGTTAAATCCCTGCGCGCAGGAAAAGCCAATATCAGCGACAGCTACGTCCTTCTGCGTGACGGAGAGGCATTTCTGTTTGGCGCTAACATCACGCCAATGGCCGTGGCCTCCACGCATGTGGTGTGCGACCCTACCCGTACCCGCAAGTTACTTCTCAACCAGCGCGAACTGGACTCATTGTACGGTCGCGTCAATCGAGAAGGCTATACCGTAGTGGCGCTCTCCCTGTACTGGAAAAATGCCTGGTGCAAAGTGAAAATCGGCGTCGCCAAAGGTAAGAAACAGCACGATAAACGTTCAGATATCAAAGAGCGCGAATGGCAGGTAGATAAAGCGCGTATCATGAAAAACGCCCACCGTTAAACCTGCACTCCAATTATTGACCAGTTCCTCACCGCGCCTCCCTCTCCGGCGGCGCGAATGAACATCTTATTGGCTATCACATCCGACACAAATGTTGCCATCCCATTGCTTAATCGAATAAAAATCAGGCTACATGGGTGCTAAATCTTTAACGATAACGCCATTGAGGCTGGTCATGGCGCTCATAAATCTGGTATACTTACCTTTACACATTGGGGCTGATTCTGGATTCGACGGGATTTGCGAAACCCAAGGTGCATGCCGAGGGGCGGTTGGCCTCGTAAAAAGCCGCAAAAAATAGTCGCAAACGACGAAAACTACGCTTTAGCAGCTTAATAACCTGCTTAGAGCCCTCTCTCCCTAGCCTCCGCTCTTAGGACGGGGATCAAGAGAGGTCAAACCCAAAAGAGATCGCGTGGAAGCCCTGCCTGGGGTTGAAGCGTTAAAACTTAATCAGGCTAGTTTGTTAGTGGCGTGTCCGTCCGCAGCTGGCAAGCGAATGTAAAGACTGACTAAGCATGTAGTACCGAGGATGTAGGAATTTCGGACGCGGGTTCAACTCCCGCCAGCTCCACCAAATAAATCAAGGGGTTACGTGAAAGCGTAGCCCCTTTTTCTTTGGTAATGGCGGCAAAATGGCGACAGACTTTTGCGTCCATCTTGCCTGTCGCCATCTTGAAATCATGCAAAGAGGTTTCACATGGAAGAACTTCACTTTGTTTACATCAATGCAAATGGTCGTATCGCTGTTCACTCTATACAGAGCATCAGTTATAGCGAAAATCATATACAGGGCATTTGTAAGAACACCGATCGAATAAAAACCTTCCGAAAAGACTGCATTCTTAAACAGTACGATTCACCAGAACAAGCCATTCAGGAATGCGCGTCATTCCTCCCCGAAAGCTACTCACATCTCACTAAGCAGTCTGGTCCGAAAAAAAATACATTCGATGTATGTTTCACCGGATTTAAGAAAGCAGATAAAGAAAGATTGGTTGATAAGGCGAATGAACAAGGATTAACGGTAAGAACCTCTGTAACCCAAAGCCTTCAGATGCTCTGTTGCGGTTACAATGCAGGCCCATCAAAAGTATCGGCAGCCCGGATGAAAGGCACAATCATCATAGATGAGCCTGGCTTTATACATTTTCTTGAAACGGGTGAGATCCCAGATGAATAAAAACCTGCCGTAGCAGGTTCTCTTTCTCAAAAATTCATATGCCCCTGACCACCTGGCAATGGATGTGGAGGAGCAGTAGCAATCAGTGCGGGTGTCACAATAAACCGGACCACTGTTTCATGGGTAACAAAAGTGCTCCCGCAGTTAATATTTTGGCACTGGCAGTAACGCTCTTTGGTGCTTTCAGTTACTTGAAAACTGCTCCTTGTGTGTGCCGCATGACCACACTTTGGACAATTCATCATATCCAGATCCCTACCTTTGCTATCAGAATCATTGTAATGATACACAAAATATCAATATTGAGAACACTTTATTCCATTTCAAGATCATCAATCTTCACTTCGAGTTCAATACTGGTTGTAAAACCGTTATCCGGGCTGACGGTATGTGTCAGAGTCGTAATGGTCCATTCCGCATCATCTATCGGCTGTTTAAAACCACTGACCTTCACAGGCATTTCCGTGTAGAGATCTGCCCGCCCTTCTGCCAGTTGTAGCGAGAATGACGCAACGCCACGTTGCAGGCGTTCCCACTGCATTTTCGCCGCCCGTTCGGCGTTGCTCCGGTTGGCATAGGTGCGATTAAGTACCAGCACGTTTTCATCTGTACCCACCAGGTAATCGCCCTGCTTCGCTTCCGGCTCTTTCTTCTGCTTCTTAGTCCTGCGCTTACGCTTCACCGTGGTGCTTTCTTTCTTCGCGGGTTCGCGGGTATGCAACCAGCTGGCAATTACGCCCGTGTAGGCTCCGCGATCTGCCAGGGTAAAGCGGTGACTGTCGCCGTCCTTACGTGTGATAGTGATAACCGGTAGTGGTTTACCGCTGGCGCTTTTACCCTGTCCCTGCCGGATGAATAACAGATTGCCATTTTTCACCGACGCAATAGCACCGTACTGGCGCGCCAGCCGCATCAGAAAACTGCCGTCACTCTCATTGGTCTGGTCTATATGCTCCACAGGTTTATCCGACAGGTCTTTACCCAGTGCCATCTTCAGTTTGTGCCGCACAGCTATTTCCTTCACCACTTCCCCAACGGTGGTCTTGTGCCACGATTTTTCACGGCGGATATTCAGGGTTTCACGAAAATCAGCACTTCGCGCCCGGATAGTCAGGCGGTCCGGTGCGCCAGTGTGTTCAATCTCGTCCACCGTGAATGCTCCTTTCGGGAAAAGCGACTGCCCCTTCCAGCCCAACGCCAGCGTAATGACCGCACCACGGCGCGGCAGCACGATTTTTCCGTCGGCGTCGTCCAGCTCCAGATCAAGCTGGTCCGCTTCAAAGCCCCGATTGTCCGTCAGCGTCAGACTCATCAGGCGGTTATCCAGCACAGTGGTGATATCCTTACCCTCAATACTGATGCTGAATGCCGGAGTTTTGTTGCCTTTGTTAAGCAGTTCAGAGCTGAAATTCACGACAGCAGCCCTCCCACCGTTTTACTGATATCGCTTAAGGCAGACGTTGTCGTATCCTGCAAATTATTCAGCTGCGCACTGAGATCACCGAACATATCGGACAGGGATTCATCCACCCGTTTGAGCGACAGGGTGAACTCAATCCGGCGCGGCATACCATCGCGGAAAAACTCCGTTTTAGTCTGATTCAGTCCCTCAATCACATACATGCCGTAAATCGTGCCGCTGCCTTCAATCAGGGGCCATGCTTTCCCCTGTTCTGCCATCTGCTCCAGTGCCAGCAACGACAGCCTGCCGCCTGTTATTTCCGGCATAAGAACACCGGAAAGCGTCAGCATGTCGTTTTCCGGTCCCAGAAACTGCGTGGACGGACGTCGGTTTACCCGACTGTTTGCCGCATGTCGCCAGCTGCGTTGATACTGCAGTTCCTGATACGGAACGGTGCGCAGCATAAACACGTACAATCCCAGCACCATCATCATGCGTCGTATCCCCCCTGATCGCTGTAGTTACTCCTGGCTTTTGCCTTCAGCCTGCGTTCACGTTCATCAAGCTGGCGTGCCACCTCCCGCGCAATATCCTGCGCACTTTGTCCTGGCTGCGTCTGAATGATGATCTGCGTCGGTGCCTCAATCCGTTGAACGAGCGGCACAGTGGCTGCGCGACTCACAATTGCTTCTCCACCTTTCGCGGGAAGTGCCAAAGGGTGCAACGGTGGAAGCTCTGCTGGCGCGGCAGCAACGCCCATCATTCCGGCAACAACGGCAGCCAGTGCAGCTGTATTTCTCCGGCTGGTCACATTTGCCGGGCCGTTAACAATTTCCGGCCCGTTTTCACCGACGATGCCAAACTGCCCGCGCGGGATATCCCCGCCGCTGTCATACATCCCCGCAAAGCCATATCCCCATGATGGAAAACCACCCGATGGCATCATCACTTTACCGTCTGCATTCACCGTCGCAGGTTGCTGACGCGTCACTCTTTCCGGCAGTTTCGCCTTTGCAGCCTCTTTACTGACAATGCCGAGTTTCTCCAGCAACCAGGAAACGCCGGATTTCAGGGAGTCCAGCGGATGCATGACCATATTCAGCCCTTCCGCCAGTGCCTCCCCGAATCGCCGCCCCATTGCCGCTGCACTCTGCAGTTCGGCAGAGGTCGACTTAACGGGCGTCAGCAGATCAGTAAACCAGCCCCACAGCGCCTGTACTTTGTCGCCAATCCACTGGAACACTGGCTTAAGCGGTTCGAATGCTGCACTGACGGGACCTGCCGCCGCTTTGAATCCTTCCACCACGCCACCAAGAAATGCGGTGATGGGTTGCCAGTATTTCCAGACAACCAGCGCCACGCCCGCCAGTGCAGTAACCACAAGACCTATCGGACTGAGCAGAGCACCTAACAGACCAGATACGGCATACAGGGCAACGCGCAGCATCGCCAGTGGACCAGATGCCAGTATTCGCAGCACCGTGCCTGCGGAGGCCAGTCCACCGCGCAGTACCGCCAGAGGATTCATAAACATCACAGCAACAGCACGTAAACCGGATAATCCAGACCGCAAAAGTGCAACCGGCGCACCTGCTACAGTTTTCAGGACATTTCCCGTCAGTGATGCCGTGCGGCGCAAAGACGACAACGGCGCAGTAAGTAAACCTGCGGCGTTGCCCGATGAAGCAAGCCCGCGTCGCAGCAGTGCAAGTGGTGCGCCAGCCAACCAGGACAACGCGCTGCTGGTTCGCGTTACTGCTGCCGTAACGGAAGGTAACGTTTTGATACCCAGCACAGAGAATCCCAGACGGATGACTGCCAGCGGCCCCAGCACAGCAGCCAACACCACAGCCAGGGTGCCGAGGCCCACAGTAACAGCAGCCACAACCGCTGCTACTTTCATCAGTGTGCCCGTCAGTTCAGGGTTAGCTTCCACCCAGCGACGCAACGCCCCCGTGATGCTTTTCACCGTGTACAGAATATCCATCAGCGGCTGGCGCAGCGTTTCGCCCAGGCTGCTGAAGGTGTTCTGCGCTCCGGTTTTGACCAGCAACCACTGCGCAGAAAGTGAGTCCTTGTTAATGTCGGATTCTTTCTGCATCGAACCGAGCGCATCATTGCCCGCTGTCAGTTTTAGCTGGCGCTGCAGTTCCGGCAGGTTGTTTGCCAGTTTCGCCGCATCATCGCCAAACTCTTTACCAAACAACATGGTCATGGCAGACAGGCGCTTATCCTGCGGCAGTGCATTCACCTTCTCCAGTACGCGCTGGATAGTTCCCATCGCATCCTTCGTCATCTGCTTTTCAATCACTTCAGGATTGAGTTTCAGCAGATTCATTCCTTCAAAGAAACTCTTGCTTTGCATGGTCGCAATGGACAATTCACGCACCATCGCGTTGGCAGCACTGGCAGCGACCTCCGGCGCAGCACCCAGTGTCAGGAAGGTGGAACCCAGCGCCGCCGCTTTACGATAATCCAGACGATCAGCCACACCGCCCAGGCGTTGCATGACATCAATGATGTCTGCCCCTTTCGACATAGCGTTATCATCCAGATAGTTCAGCGCATCACCGAGCTGTTCAATATTGCGGGTTGGTATTTTGTAGAGCTGGGCGATTTTCCCCAGACTTTCTGACAGTTCATCCGCTGGCAGCTCAAAGGCTGTTGCCGCCTTTGCTGCCGTACTGGCGAAGGCCAGCAGGTCACGTTTCTGGTCCTCCCAGCTGTCGTCAGGGTTTGCCACATTCATGCGCGCACCACCTTCAACCAGTGCGGCGAAGTCCACAGCACCGTTTTCCATTGGCAGCTGTTCACTGGCAGCTTTGATGGCATCCTGCATTTCGTAAAAACGCGCAGTGCGGTTGCCATTATCGTCACGCAGACCATTGACCTGCTTTGCCACACCTTTCATGGCATCTTCCATGCTGGTATAGCTTTTTACCGCCGCCATCACTGGCGCGCCCATTGCCAGCCCTGCAGCCGTGGTGGTGGCTCCGGCTCCTGCGATGCGATCGCGCACTTCAAGCCGTCTTGAGTATTGTTCTCTGGCAGCGTTCATCCGTGCCTGTTGTTCACCCAGACGTTTAAGTGCTTTTTGCTGGCCCTCCAGTGCCTGACGAGTTTCTTCGGCATTTTTCTTAAGTTCTCGCTGGGCACTACTGAGTTGTCTGGTATCAATCCCTGATTCTTTAAGTGCCTGACGTTGTCTCTGGACCGCCCCCAACAAGCCGTTATAGGTCTGCTGAAGTTCCTGTACTCGTGTTTTGGCCTGACTGAATAACTTTGCCTGCGCGGCGGTTGGCCTGTTAGTGGCAGCAAATTGTGTGGCGAGTTTTGCCGCCTCTTCGCGGGCTGCGTTCAGGTTGTTGGCTGTTATGGCTAGTTGCGAGCGCGTCTTACGAAATTCATCAATTCTGCCAGCCTGCTTATTCAGTTCTTTGAGGCTGTTTCGGGTATTCTGAATTGCGCCAGCCAGCTCTTTCGAACTGGCCTGTGCAGCACGGAATGGGCGGGTGAGTTTGTCAACCGCATTAAGAATGACCTGCAGGCGCAGGTTATTATCACTCATCGTTGGCCCCGCTTCTCTGAATCGCTTTATACCGCCATTCCAGCACTTCGGTCAGCGGCATAACGTCAGTAACGGATGGCGGCCAGTGAAAGATGGTGGCGATATCAGCCACCAGATCGTCAACCGTCAGGCTGTCGGTAAACCGGCAAGCACCGACTTCTTCAACAAAAAAGTGACAACCTCAACCGACATGGCAGTGAGATCTGCCGGGTCCATCTCTGCAATTTCCTGTGCAGTCAGTGCCGGACTGGAGATGCGGGGGATCACGGTCATCATCGCGTTCACATCCATATCCATAATGGCCTGCAGGCGTGTACCGCGCAGCGCACCGGACTGCGGTTTACGCAGCACAATTTCGGTGATTTCTGTTTTACCGCGCTTGATGGGGGTATCCAGTTGAATAGTCTTTTCAGTCTGCTTATCGCTCATTTTGCTGTCCTGTAAATTGGGTTCTGGCGCGGTATCCCGCGCCGTTCAGATACATCAGAGGCCGAGGGCGTTGCGGTGCGCTTCCATCAGGTCCACACCGTCCACAATTTCCACCATGTTGATAAGGTCCACTTCATAGAGCACCTCACCATTTATAGTCAGCTTCGCGTAGCTGTTGGTACTGGTCACTTTGGTGGTGTTGCTTTCGCCCGTCTTCCACTCGCCGGAATCCACTTCTTTGTGACGTCCACGCACCACAAGCTCCACGGCCTGCACTTCCCCGGTATCGTCACGCTGGATAGAGCCGGTAAAGCGCAACTGGATACCATCCACCGTGGCTTTGCCCATCTGCTTAAACAGCAGCAGTTCAGTACCACCAATGGAAAATTCCGTATCCAGTGCGCCGTCATCCAGCCCCAGATCCACATCCACTGCACCCGGCATTCCGCCGCCGCGATACTTCTCATATTTGCGGGTAAATTTCGGCAGCGTCAGCGACTCAACGATCCCCTGCCAGTTGTTCCCGTCATTAAACAGGTTCAGGTGTTTTAATTTGCGTGGTAAAGCCATGTTGTCCCCTTACGCGCTGACCTGGCTGGAGAAATTCACCAGGTACTGATCGGTGATGCGCTGACGCAGCATCAGGTTTTCAAGTGGCGGCACTGGCGTGTAGTCGTAGTCGATGGTGAGTTTTCCGGCTTTCAGCGTGTCTTTGTCGTTCACCGACTCATCCAGCCAGCAATCACCACCAATGAGATAGCCCTGACTGACCAGGCTGCGCATTTTGGCGCGGATACCCTCGATAATGTCGCGGGCCAGCGACGGATTCAGCGGTTTATCCACCGCCCACATGTGCGCTTCTGCCATCGTGTCCGTCAGCACCTGCGCCGTGCGGGTGTAGTTTTCGAAGGCAAAGAGCGGGTCATCACTCAGGCAGCGGGAACCCCAGAAGCGGAAACCGTCTTTACGCACAAGCGTGGTGACGTCGTTCTGGTTCAGCAGACCTGCATCGGTTGCCGGGTCCTGCAGATCCCAGAACACATCTGCAGAAATTCCGGTGACACCGTTCACGCCCACGTTGGACAGGCTTTTGTGCCATCCGGTCTGCTCGTCAATTTTGGCGCGCAGACCAAGCGCACGGGCGGTGGCATATGCCGTTGCTTCGGCATTCAGCACCGTGTCCCAGCCAGTAAAGTCAGGCCAGATCAGCATCCCTTCGCGCTGGCTGAAGTTTTCGCGGTAAGTGATCGCCTCCTGCACTGTCTTGCAGCCATACGCTGACAGGTAAGCAAATCCACGCAGGCTTTGCGCCACGCTCAGCAACTCAGTAGCTACCGCCTTGGTGTCGTGGCCTGGCACGCCGAGAATGCGCGGTTTAACGCCGAGCTGTGACTGGGCAGATAACAGGGCTTTCATACCTGTTTTTTTACCTTCAGCAGTCACTGCGCCGATGATATTGGTCGTGGTTTCGTCTTCCGTTTCACCCTGCGGCACACGCACAACAATGGTCACGGGTTTTGCCTGGTCAGCGATGGCATCCAGCGAACGGGCCAGAGTACCTGACTCACCCGCTTTACCGCTGGCAGTCAGCACATCAGTGATCAGCACGGGTTTATTAAGAGGAAACATTTTTGCATCGGCATCATCGCCCGTGCAGACCATACCCACGATGGCGGTGCTCACCGTGGTAATAGATCGGGTGCCTTCGTTGACTTCAACAACGCGCACCCCGTGGTGGTAATCCTGAGCCATAGTGGCGAACCTCCTGATTGGATTAGGCTTCGCCCTATGTTGAAGTGATTGTGCCTGACAAACAGCTAAGCGCAGTTGTGTCGTTATTCACACAAAATAACGGTATTTGTCTGCTTGTAGGGATAATCAACATAATGCTGATTCAGGGGGATTCATTGATCTTATTTGCCGGAAATTTTCTATAAATGGTAGAAACGCCTACATCAAAAATCAGTGCAATACGCTGTATTGATTCTCCGGCCTCGAGTAAACGCCCAATCTGTGCCCACTGTTCGGTGGTCAACTTAGGACGGCGTCCACCTACTCTGCCTTTGGCACGAGCTGCAGCCAGCCCTGCCCTGGTACGTTCAACTATCAGTTCGCGTTCCATTTCAGCCAGGGCACCCATGACATGAAAAAAGAAACGGCCCATTGGGGTACTGGTATCAATACTGTCAGTCAGGCTTCTGAAATTCACACCACGCTGGCGCAACTCTTCTATCAGCGTAACAAGATGCCGCATACTGCGCCCCAACCTGTCCAGCTTCCAGACAACCAGCGTGTCTCCTGCCGATAGTGTCCTGAGTAGTTTTTTCAGCCCCGGTCTGTCGGACTTAGTGCCACTGATTTTGTCCTCAAAAATCCGCTCACATCCCGCGCAGTTCAGTGCATTACGTTGCAAATCGGTGTTCTGGTCATTTGTTGACACGCGTACATAGCCAATAAGCATGATCATCCCCCTGAATAAAAACCGGAGATGATGCCAGTTAGCTGTTACCTCTGCATTTTCTTAAACGTTGGTTTGGGAGAAGGCTCTGCATTACCTGTTGGTGTCCCTGTTCCGTGGCCTTCAGCCACTCCGCCAACAGGCTGGCTGAAATGCAATGGTGCAGCTTTTTCTGCTGAAGAATACCCGGAACTGGCAAAAGTTTACCCGACAAATAAATTGCCTGATTTACGTGGTGAGTTTATTCGTGGCTGGGATGACGGGCGGGGGATTGATACAGGTCGCTCTATTTTAAGTATTCAGGGATATGCAACGGAGGATCATGCTCATGGATTACCGTCAAGATCCACGATTGTGACTGATGCAACTATTAATTTCTATTTTGATGAAAGCTGGGTAAATAGTGGCACTGACATTATCAAAAGAGGAAACACAAACGATGCTGGATTACCAGCACCGGATTATGGAACCTTTAAAACATATAAACAATCAGTGGCTGGTTTAGGTGCCGCAGCCTCAGAAACGCGTCCGCGTAATATTGCATTTAACTATATCGTGAGGGCAGCCTGATGCATAAAGCAATATTAAATAGTGAGCTCATTGCAACAAAGGCAGGGGATGTTACCGTTTATAACTATGATGGTGAAACACGGGAATATATTTCCACTTCAAATGAATATCTTGCCGTTGGTGTCGGCATTCCGGCATGTTCCTGTTTAGATGCCCCTGGCACACATAAGGCTGGTTATGCAATCTGCCGTTCTGCAGATTTTAACTCATGGGAATATGTGCCAGACCATCGCGGTGAAACGGTCTATAGCACCGAAACAGGAGAATCAAAAGAAATCACCGCTCCGGGTGATTACCCTGAAAATACAACCACTATCGCCCCATTAACGCCATATGATAAATGGGATGGTGAGAAATGGGTGACGGATACCGAGGCACAGCATAGCGCCGCAGTAGATGCAGCAGAAGCACAGCGCCAGTCGCTGATTGATACTGCAATGGCTTCCATCAGTCTGATTCAACTGAAATTGCAGGCCGGACGTAAACTGACGCAGGCAGAAACAACCCGGCTTAACGCTGTGCTGGATTACATTGACGCGGTGACGGCAACAGATACCAGCACCGCGCCGGATGTCATCTGGCCTGAACTGCCGGAGGCGTAGGCCATTCAATATCTGGTGCACTGGAGGTATCAACCAGCTCCAGTGCATCCAGATAATCCAGCCACAAATTATATTGCGCCAGTTCCTCACCTTTCAGACGACCAATAGCGGCTTTACCGGGCCATTGCTTACTGTTCATGTATTCGTTGGCCTGGTTAATTAGTAGCTGTCTTTCTGATTCAGTAATTTCAATAAGCTCTTCATGCGTGGGTGGAGGAGTATCTGCCCACGCAGGCAGCCCATCATCTCCGGCAATACGGATTTTTCCTTGTGGCGGTTCAGCCATAAACTCACTGATAATATTTTGATTTACTTCCTTAGCGTCTGATAAATCCCATCCCTCTGATTTATATTTATCAATCATATCCACAGGGAAAAAAGCATTATGCCTTGCGCTATAAACATATTCGTTCATATAAATCACCCTGAATAAAATTACTCACCAACAGCCCACCAACTGTAATTCATCGATACCGTGTCGCTGGTTGATGACGTTCTGTAAGCAGAATTAAAGCCGGTTAACGTTGGGCCTTCTGCAGTCATCACGAACCCTCGCCCAGCGCCTAAAGGCGCACCGCCATCACCAGAATGAGTAAGCATGGCGCAGTCCGCTTTTTTGGGGAAAGGGATGCTGAATGTAATTCTCATTGTTTGCGTCGATAATGTCGGCGTAACCGCACCACGACCATATTGCAGGATTTTCCCGTTGGGTAATTTCATCCATCCATCACCACTGGCAAAAGAGGCCATGTCCGGTATCTGATTTTCCCCTGTCCCCACATCCCGTTTTGCCGCTTCTCCCAAACCAACGTTTAAGAAAATGCAGAGGTAACAGCTAACTGGCATCATCTCCGGTTTTTATTCAGGGGG